TATTAAAGAATTACGATATATTGATCCACGCAAACTCCGTAAAGTGCGTGAGATTAAAAAGAAAAAAGATGAAAGAACAGGCGCAGAAATTATAGATGTATATAATGAATATTATATCTACAATGATAAAGTAGTATCTGGTTCTTCTTCTAATTATGGTCCTGTTGGTGTTCGTATTACACTAGATTCTATTGTTTCGGTTGTATCTGGCTTGATGGATTCTCGCCGTGCTGTGGTGTTATCTTACCTACACAAGGCAATCAAACCACTTAATCAATTAAGAATGATTGAAGATGCTACAGTTATCTATCGTATCTCACGAGCACCTGAGCGCCGCATATTTTACATTGACGTAGGTAATTTACCTAAATTAAAGGCCGAACAATATCTGCGTGATATTATGGTCAAGTATAAAAACAAGTTGGTCTATGATGCACAGACTGGTGAAGTCCGTGATGACCGTAAATTCTTATCTATGATGGAAGATTTTTGGTTGCCTCGCCGTGAAGGCGGTAAAGGCACAGAGATTACTACATTACCTGGTGGTCAAAACTTAGGTGAATTGGAAGATGTCAAATACTTTCAAAAGAAATTATATAATTCATTAAGTGTACCTATTTCACGATTAGAACCAAATCAAGGTTTCTCTATTGGTCGTGTTGCAGAAGTGACTCGTGACGAATTAAAGTTTGCAAAGTTTGTTGACCGATTGCGTAACAAGTTTTCTGATATCTTTAATCAGGCACTCCGTGTGCAATGTGTATTAAAAGGTATCTGTACCGCTGACGAGTGGGACCAGTTTAAAGAACATATACATTATGATTTTATTAAAGACAATAACTTTAGTGAACTCAAAGATGCTGAGTTGATGAGAGAAAGATTATCTCTCTTATCAGCTGTAGATCCATACACAGGTCGTTATTTCTCACAAGCATGGATTCAACGCAATGTATTACGATTGACAGATGACCAGATTAAAGAAATGCAAAACGAGATTGATGAAGAAAAAGAATTAGGTCTTGGATTACCAGTTGGTGTTACAAATGATGTGGCACAAGCACAGATGGTAGGTGATGTTCAGGCAGATCAACAAGCCGCTTTGGCAACACACCAAAATGAGTTACAACAAGCTCAAGATATGGGTGCGCAACAAGAACAAAAGTCAGTAGGAACATTTGTTAAATTGAAACAGATATTATAAATATTTAAATTGGAGATAAAATGGCAGATACAAGACAAATTATAGATTATGCGGCACAAGATAATGCAAAAGAAATGCGTGATGCTTTATACGCTGACATTCATGACCGTGTAATGAACCATTTAGGTGCAGCTAAACAAGCAGTAGCACAGAATATGTTTGCTCAAGAAGAAGAAGAAGAAGAAACACAACCAGAGGACGATTCAGTTGAAAACACTTAAAGAACTACGCTCTTTGAATGAAAAGGAAGACCATGGTTTGCCTATGGATCCTCCTGCCGTTTTGATTATGAAACGTAAATCAATTCGCCAGTTTCCTGGTAATCAAAGAGTGGCTCTTTACTATGTGGATAAGATTAATAAATATGTAACCGTTCCATATACCGGCATGCAATGGTCCTCAACGGGCAGCATGGACGAAGAAACAGAAGAATAACCAAACAGGAATAAAAAATGGCAACATCAAATAGCACACAAATTTTAGTCGATACAACAAAACGCACCGTAATTAAACGGGTTGGTATTTTTGATGCGGCCGGCAATAATGAAAACTTAACAGTTATTATTGACCCACGGTCTTTATCTGGTGCTTTAAATGCTAACGGAGCTTTATATCAAGCAGGCAATACAACAGCTACTGGTTTTGCTAACTCTGCATTTACAATTTCTCGTGTTCTTTATAATGTTGATGCAGAAGTTGGTCACCTACAATTAAAATGGCAAGGCACAACTAGTGATGCCATAATTTATGCACTAGGTGTTGGTGCTGGTGATACAAATCCACAATATCAATTGCCTGCAATAACAAACAATGCTGTTGGTCCTACAGGTAATGTTTCTATTGTTACTGTTGGTACAACCGCTAATGCTGCTTACACATTAATTATTGAGTTACATAAGAACAATCAATTCTATAGTTCTGGCCAGTTTACTGATCCTGCTGCATTTAACTATCCTCCTTATGGTATAACACCGTAATGAAAGATTTTGTTTCTAAACTATTACAGGATAAAATAGTTGAAGCAAAAGAAGTTTTGAATCAACGCATACAAGATTTGGTTAATGAGAAAGTTAACCAAGTCAAATTGCGTTTGGCAGCTGAAATGTATGATGATTTTGAAGTTGAAGAAGAAGAACTATCTGAAGCCAATGTGCAAAAGATGGGAAGAACTAAACTTATTCGTGTAAGGTTTCGTGCAGGAAAAGTTCAACGGAGAGTTAAGAAGTCGGCCGTACCAGGTTTCACAATTCGTGGTGGCAAGCTCGTAAGAATGTTACCACAAGAACGTAGACGCCGTAAAATGGCGGCACGGCGTTCTAAGTTTAAAAGGCGTTCTAAATTAAGACAAGCATTACGAAAAAGAACGATGACATTAAGAAAACGAAAAGCAATGGGGCTACAATGAAGTTAATAACAGAAGTCACCGAATCATTACAATATCTTGCTGAAGAAAAAGACGGCAAGAAAACTTTGTTCATCGAAGGTCCATTTCTTCAAGCAGAAGTGGTTAACCGCAATGGCCGTAAATATCTCAAAGAGACCATGGCCAAAGAAGTGCAAAGATACACAGAACAATATATTAATAAAAACCGTGCCTTTGGTGAGCTGGGTCATCCAGACACTCCATCTATCAATCTCGACAGAGTTTCACACATGGTTGTGGGTCTCCGTCAAGAAGGTAACGATTGGATAGGCAAAGCAAAAATTCTTGACACACCTATGGGTAACATAGTTAAGAGTCTTATCGAAGGTGGTGCACAAATTGGTGTGTCCTCTCGTGGTATGGGTTCTCTTAAATCTGTTAATGGTGTTAACGTAGTTCAAGATGATTTTCATCTAGCCACAGCGGCGGATATTGTAGCAGATCCTTCTGCTCCAAATGCTTTCGTTCAAGGTATCATGGAAGGCAAAGAATGGGTGATGATAAATGGTGTATGGACTGAACAACAATATACTCAAGCAAAGAAGGTGATTCAAGAAGCTTCTAAGGCGGATATAGAGAAAGTAAGCCTACGCATTTGGGAATCACTCGTCAAAAAACTTTAAATATAAATATCCAATATAAATCAAGGAGATTTTTAAAATGGGAAAATTTAATCTGTCCGAAGCCGCTAAAGACATTCTTTCGGGTAATGTTTCTGGTAAACAAAGTGGCCAAGATAAACCAGCCAGACTACACGGTGATGTAGCGTATGGCACCGGTGAAGAAGATGTTGGTCACACGCCACTCAAAACAACCGATGCTAATCCCGACTACACAAAAGGCACACCAACAGCAACTCCTCCAGGTGCAAAACCTCCTGTTGGTTCTGAACCAATGAAGAAACTCAAAGGTCAACCACAAGAATCTGACGGTGTTGCAATTGAACAACCTGAAGGTAAAACTGGTAAAAACCAAATGCCTTTAAACAAAGGTTCTGTGGGTGTTCAACAATATGAAGAAACCGAAGATGACGAAGAAGAAGTCATTGCTGAAAAAATGCACGATGATGAAAAAGAAGATAAGGCAATGATGAAAAAAATGAAGATGAAAGAAAAAATGAAAGAAGATATGGACGCTCTGTTCACAGGCGAAAATCTCTCCGAAGAATTTGTTTCTAAAGCAACTACCATTTTTGAAGCCGCCGTTATTGCTCGTGCTGAAGAAGTTATTGCTGAAGCCGAAGCTGAATTGATGGATCAGTTTGAAGCCGCCATTGAAGAAGTTAAAGAAGATTTGGCTGCTAAGGTTGATGACTACCTCAACTACATGGTTGAAGAATGGGTCAAAGACAACGAAATCGCAATCGAAAAAGGTCTCCGTGCCGAAATCGTTGAAGATTTCATTACAGGATTAAAAGGTTTGTTTGAAGAACATTACATTGACATTCCTGCCGACAAGGTAGATGTTGTTGAAGAACTTACTTCTAAAGTTGAAGAACTTGAAGAAGCTTACAACGAACAAATCAAATCTGCTATTGAGATGAAAAAAGAACTCAATGAGCACAAAAAGTTTGAGGCTATTTACGCAGCTTGTGAAGGCCTTACGCAGACTCAAGTAGAAAAACTGAAATCACTTGCAGAAGGTGTGGAGTTTAATACTGATGAAGAATTTGCTACCAAACTATCAACATTGAAAGAATCATATTTCAAGTCTGATGTTAAGGTTGCTGATTCATCTGCTTTAGATGAGGTATTGGTTGAAGAAGAAAAGAAAGAGAAAGTAATCTCTGATGATCCTTCCATTAATATCTATGCAAAAACCATTTCACAAACTATGAAGTAAAATACAACAAAAAGGAATAAAAAATGTATTTGACAGAAGAACTACAAAAGAAATGGCAACCTGTTCTGGAACATCCAGAATTAGAAGCCATCAAAGACCCATACAAGAAAGCTGTTACAGCACTTGTTTTGGAAAACCAACAACAAGCTATGCGTCAAGACCGCATTGCTTTGAACGAAGCTGATCCAGGTCCTACAAACGTAACTGGTGGTGTTCAAAACTTTGACCCAATCTTGATTTCTTTGGTTCGCCGTGCTCTCCCAAATCTTATCGCTTATGACGTTGCTGGCGTTCAGCCAATGACTGGTCCTACTGGTTTGATTTTTGCAATGCGTGCTAAGTATATCAATCAAGCTGGTGACGAGGCATTCTACAACGAGGCGAACACAATGTTCTCCGGTAAAGGTTCTGCTGGTAACCCATATGGTTTCGCCGGTACAACTGCTACTGACCAAGGTACAAACCCTGTTGTTTCCGCAACTTTGGCTGCTAACAGCTATACAACTGGTATTGGATTGCCAACAGCTACTGCTGAATACCTTGGTTCTGACGGCAACACAGCATTTGGTCAGATGGCTTTCTCTATTGAGAAAGTTACTGTAACTGCTCAAAGCCGTGCATTGAAAGCTGAGTATTCACTAGAACTCGCACAAGACTTGAAAGCAATTCATGGTCTTGATGCTGAAACAGAATTGTCAAACATTCTGTCTACAGAAGTTCTTGCTGAAATTAACCGTGAAGTTATCCGTACCATCTATACTGTTGCCGTTCCAGGTGCTCAGTTTGGTACAACTACAGCAGGTTTCTTTGACTTAGATACAGACTCTAACGGCCGTTGGTCAGTTGAGCGTTTCAAAGGTCTAATTTTCCAAATCGAGCGTGATGCTAACGTAATTGCTAAACAAACTCGTAGAGGAAAAGGTAATGTGTTAATCGTATCGTCTGACGTTGCTTCTGCTATGGCAATGGCTGGTGTATTATCTTATACACCTGCTCTCCAAGCTGATCTGCAAGTAGATGACA